AAAAGCAGAAAAAAGTTTTGTTACTAAATTCGTAGATAGTATGGTTAAAGATAAACAACGTTTTAGTGTAGTAGAGCTACAAAGCTCTTTATATGCTATAACCGGTAAGATAAGGAACACAACAACTATTGTTAAAATGGTTAATGTGTTACTAGATGATCCTAAGATAGGATACAAACCAAGCTGGTTTAAAAGACAAGCAACTAAATTATTAAATCTAATAAACTAGCTATGAACTATTTAATAAGTAACAACCCGGATCAAAAAACGTACGACGGATTAGTTTCCATTACATTACAGGATGCTATACCTCATCTCAAACAACAAGATATAATTGGTTTCGATACAGAAACAACAGGTCTGCGGTTTGACAGTGAAGAGTTGTTACTTGTTCAAATATCGTCTAGAGAACATAACTATCTTATTGATGCACAATCCGTTGACTTACAGCCTATCAAAGGTTTGTTTGAATCAACACGTGTGATTAAGATAGCACACAACGTTAAGTTTGACTACAAGTTTCTTAAGTTTAACGGTATTACATGTGAGAATACATATGATACTATGCTTGCAGAACAAGTACTTAACTGTGGTAAGACAAGCTTACGTAATTCATTAAAAGCGCTGTTGGAAAGGTATCTGGATATATTTATGGACAAGAACACACGTTCTTCATTTATAGGACACAAGGGTACATTTACAAAAGCACAACTATTTTATGGTATTGAAGACACTGCTAATTTAATTAAGCTTAGAGAACTACAACTGGAGAGCATCAAAAATTTAGGGCTTGAAGAAGTTGTACAACTGGAGAATGATGCAGCATTAGCATTTGCTGACATAGAATACAATGGTATTTATCTTGACAAAGACAAGTGGGAAGAGAATTATAAAGGTGTAAAAATAGATCTTGACAATGCTGTAGAAGAATTAGATATGTTTATTGAACATGATCCAATCTTCAAAAAGCATAAGCTACCTTTTTTACAGATGGATATGTTTAAACCTATTGAAGAGATACGTAAAACAGATATATTATGGTCTTCACCAGCACAAGTACTTAATTTATTTCAGACTGTATCACCTCTATTAGAGAGTGTCAACGGTAAGTTATTGTTAATGCACACTGATGATCATCCTATTATAAGTAAGTATATTAAATATAAAGAAAAAGCAAAGCTTTACAACGCCTATGGTCCTGATTTCTATAAGTATCTACATAACGATGGATGTGTCCACACAAACTTCAAACAAATACTTAATACGGGTCGAGTTAGTTCGTCTAAACCTAACATGCAACAGATACCTGCCTCCAACTCGTATAGAAATGCCTTTACTCCTGGACACAAGAATTGGGTATTTGTATCATCCGATTTTTCTTCACAAGAGCTATGTATTATTGCCTACGGATCTCAAGATCCAGTCTGGCTCGATGCTCTTAAAGAAGGAAAGGATTTACACTCAATATGTGCTGACTTGATATTTGGTCAAGTGTGGCGTGATGCAGAAGGAGACGACAAGGAACGTAAAAGACTACGTACAGCTGTAAAAGCTATTAATTTCGGTCTTGCTTACGGCATGTCAGAGTTTAAACTTGCTGATACACTGCAAATTACAACAGAAGAAGCTAAGGAAATGATAGACAAATACTTTACAGTGTTTCCATCTATTAAAAAGTTTCTTACTGCTCTCGGTAATTTTGGTAAAGACAAGGGTTATATCAGGACATTTAAGCCTTATCGTAGAATAAGATGGTTTGAAGAATGGGAGAATAATAAGAAAGATTTTGCTATTCTTGGTTCTATTGAACGTGCTTCTAAAAATACACCAATACAAGGTACAGGTGCTGACATGACTAAGCTAGCTCTTATAAAAGTAAGAGAAATAATAGCTGTTAATAAATATCCAGTAAGACTTGTAATGACTGTACATGATCAAATAGATACTGTATCACACAAAAATTTTGCTGAAGAATGGTCTGGTATTTTAAAGAATACAATGGAGGAAGCAGCTTTGCATATTATAGACAACGGCTTGTTAAAAAGCGACACAAACATCTCACAAGCGTGGGAAAAGTAATAACATTTTAAAACAATAAACAATGGGATTTGATATTTACGGACTTAAACCACATAACCCTCAACATTTAGTTAAACCTGAGCTTGATTTTTCTAGTGACACTACAGAAGAACAGAAAGAAGAATATTTTAATAGAATGGAACATTACGAGAAAAATGTACCAGGACATTACTTTAGAAACAATGTGTGGTGGTGGAGACCCTTATGGACTTACGTATGTACTTATACAGAAGTGTTAAGTGTGCAACAACAAAACGAAGGAAGCAGTAACAGCGGTGCTGAGGTTAATGAAAAAGATGCTATTGAATTAGCAACTCAATTACATAAGCTTATAGATTCTGGACACACCAGAGATCATGAAGAAGCACATATGAGAGAGTATGAGCTAGCACAGATACGTAACAACGAGCTTGAAGAAGCACGTAAAGTTTTACACGAAGTAGTTATAGCAGAAACAGGAGATGATTCTATTGTACCTGCTAACTATCCAGATCCTTTTAAAGAAGATTGGGATAAACTGTGGGAACAAAAACAATGGGCAGGTAGCTACCCTTTTAGCACCGATAATATTAAAGAATTCGCTAATTTCTGTTATGAATCAGGCGGATTTCAAATTTGGTAAACTATGAATGGATTTAAGACAACAAGAGACGCAGTACTAGCACAGCCGGTACCGCAAGCTACTAACACTTATGGACCTGTAGCGCATGAAACACTATTTGAACGTGTAGAAGCTGAGATACAGCGAAACAACTGGGAAGTAGAGGATGTCAGTTATAGAGGTGCAATGAATAACGATGTTGTTATTGCATATTATACTTTAGCAACCAAGTCTAACCTACCTGTTAAACCTATGATAGGTATTATAAATTCATACAACAAGACACGACGTGTAGGTATTGCATGTGGTGCAAGAGTTATGATTTGTATGAACGGTATGATATCAGGTGAAGCTACAGCAGCCAAAGTACATCGTTCTAAAGTAATGGACCATTTAGATCAAATGATACATGTTACTTTAGGATCATTAAGAAAGACCTTTGGAGATATAAACAATGATATAGTCAATTTAAAAGAGCGTAAACTAGATGGAATGACAGAAGTGTCTCATATTCTTGGAGAGCTTTACGTACGTGATAGTATACTAACACCTACACAAGCCTCTGTAGTTAAAACTGAGATAACTGATTCAATACACTTTTCTATGAAAGAAGACACAGAGTCTTTCAACTCTTGGAATCTTTATAATAATGTAACTGAGGCTTTAAAACGTTCACATCCTTTGAATGAGTTTAAAGATTATCACAAAGTGCATGATTATTTTAAAAATTACATAAGCGTATGAAAATAGATCCAAAAAAACTTGCACGACAAAGACGTGTTATAGATGTTTGGAAACAATCAGGATACAAAGGTACTCTCGAAGCTGTAACAGGCTTCGGGAAAACCTATGTAGCGTGTCTAATTATACAAGACATGAATAAAAAACTTCCTGACAATACAACTTTAGTTGTAGTTCCAACCAGATATTTATACGAACAATGGCAGGCTGTTGTTAAAAGCCTTGAATTACTTAATGTAAAAATACAAGTTATTAATACTGGTGTTAAAAGCATAAGTAGCGTAGATCTTCTTGTTTTAGACGAGGTACATAACTATGCATCTGATGTATTTAAAACTATATTTTCTAATGTACACTATCATTACATACTAGGATTAACTGCAACTCTAGAACGTAATGACAAGAAACATTATATTATAGAGCAGTATTGTCCTGTTGTAGATACAGTGAGTATGAAAGAAGCTCTTGCTAATGGTTATGTATCTAATTTTAAGGTGTATAATCTAGCAATAGAGCTGAACGACAAGGATAGGTATACGTATGAAAAATTACACGATGGTTTTAATAAGTATTTTAAGTGGTTTGATTTTAATTTTCAAGCAGCAATGAAATGTTTACAATCACAAGAGTATAGAGAACACTACGCAGCTAAAACAGGATACGATGTAAATGGTATCATGGCAGCTGCAGTACAGTGGTCTAAAAATATGCGTAATCGTAAGACTTTTTTATACAATCATCCATCTAAGTTTTTGGCTGCGAAGGAATTAATTGATACCTTTGATGTCCCGACAATCACATTTTCAGAGACTGTTAAGTTTGCTAATGAGCTTACAAAGACGTTACAACCTTGGGCAGTTTCTTATCATTCTAAAATGAAGCCTTATGCCAAGAAAATGGCAATTGAGAACTTCAAAGATCCGAAAAGCGATATCAAGGTTATATCAACGGCTCGTGCTTTAGATGAAGGGTTTGACATTCAAGGTGTATCTATGGCTATAGTATGTAGCGGTACCTCAACGTCTAGACAAGATCTTCAACGTACAGGTAGAGCTATTCGCTGGGCTCCGGGTAAAACTGGTTTAATGATAAACTTGTACATTGCAGATACACAGGATGAGAAGTGGTTAAGGCAAAGACAGAAGAAAACGATTAACGCTACTCACGTTAATTCTATAGAACAAATAAAAGAGGCTCTGAGTAAAGCTTCTCTAGAATATTTAAACGTTATTTAGTATGCTATTAAACACTCCGAAACAGTACGTAGACTATTTGTGCAAGCATAATATTAGTCCAGAACAATTCTTATTTCTTTACATTATTTATGAAAACGACTACGCTTCTCTGTATAAGTACGTAAACGAGAACGGTGGTTTTGAGCTTAAAAGTTTAGAAGATTTAGAAAACCGGGGGTATTTAATTAACGAGGGAGGTAGTGATACCTCATGGGCAGATAACTATCGTGTTACAAATAAATTCATAAAAGAGCTTTATAACACTGATATATCTACGGCATATGATGAGTTCTTTGAAGCTTATCCATTACAAATATACATTAACGGTAAAAAGCTACCTGGCAGAAATGCTACAATGAAAACACGTAGTTTTTACAAGAAAAGTATAGCGCCTAAACGTGCTTTGCACACAAAGGTTATGGAATGTCTTGAATGGGCTGTTAACAATGCACAAATACACATGGGCATGGAACGATGGCTAGAGACAGAACAATGGAAAACAATAGAACAATTAATGAAAACAGATATAGATGGATTTGAATCTCCAAACGACAAAGTTTACTAGTCTACAAATAAAGACAGCACAACAAGCTATTAAAGAAGCCGATCAGTTTTTGCACGAAGGTGCTACTGGTAAACGTCCTTACTTAGCTACAAGATGGCAGAAGGTAAACACAATGTTGCTTGGTGGTTTTCATTTTGGTCAGACCTATATGCTATGTGGTGCATCAGGTCATGGTAAATCATTTTTTGCTAACATGTTGCACACTGATTTTACGTCTAATTATCTAGGTAACCAAGATGTGAAAGTGTTACATTTTTCTTTCGAGATGCATGCAAAAGACGAAATGATTCGTAAGATGAGTCAGTTAGGTAAAGTAGACTATAGAAAATTAGTCTCTTCTGACAATCCCTTATCTTTAGATGAATTAGAGTCTTTACGTAATGAGTATAGTAAGATGAAAAATGAAAATGTTTTTTATGTAGAAACCCCCTCTAACAGAGATAGAATTTATGCAACTATTAACGATTTTTGCAAGGAGTTTAAAGACTCTAAAATAGTTATCTCGTTAGATCATACCTTGTTAGTAGCCCCAAACCCAGGTGAAAACGAAATACAATCTCTTGCTGAACTTGGTAAAATGTTTATACAAGTCAGAAAAGAGTTTCAAACATGTAATATTCTGATTGGTCAGATGAATGACAAGATGGAGAGTAAGGAGAGGAGAGATCCAACTAACCCTGCATTACATTATCCAACTAAGACAGACATACATGGTTCAAAACAAATCTATCATGCAGCGGATGTAGTGATGGTATTACACCAGCCGATATTGTTAAACATAGAGCACTATGGTAAGAAAAGATTTCCTACCACTGATCTTGTTGCATTGCACTGTTTAAAGAACAGGACAGGTGTAGCAGGTTTAGTACGCCTTAAGAATAACCTATCTCACGGTAGATTTGATGATTACAGTTCAACTTTATTTTAAAAACAATTATATGGAATTACCAACTCAAGTAGTAAAATCAAAAACAGTAAATCCTAGCTTGCTGACTATATTTGGTCAGTCAAAAGCAGGTAAGACAACTATGTTGTCAAAGCTCGAAGGGTGTCTTATTATAGACACAGAACGAGGTAGTAAATACATCGATGCCTTAAAGGTAGAGGTAGGTACAACTAATGAATTAAAACAGCTTGTTGGTGCTCTGAAAACAGAGTCTAACAAGTATAAATATATTGCGCTCGACACAATTGACAATGTAGTATCATGGATAGAGAGAGACATAGCCAGAGAGAATAATTTAGACTCTTTTGCTAAACTTCCTTTCGGTGACGGTTACAATCAAGTGCGTACAAGAGTTATGGGGCTTATTGATGCTCTATTAACATGTAGTGAGCATATTATTCTCGTTGGTCACCGTAAGAAAACAATCATTGGTACAGACTCAGTAGAAGTCAATGTAAGCAGCTTAGATCTTTCAGGTAAACTCAAGAATTATATCATGGCTAAATCCGACGCAATAGGATTTGTATATAGAGATGAAGAAGGTGTTCTTAGCATATCTTTCGAATCTTCTGACGAAGTGGAAGCAGGTACAAGATTACCTCATTTAGCAGGTCAAATCATGAACTTTGACTGGAAACACATATACAAAACAAGTATTAAATAGAGGCTATCTCCTTAATATTTTGTATATTTATATTAACAAACAGTAAAACAATTTAATTTTTAAAAATCAATTATGTATCAATTACAAGAAACACAAACAGGTGCTCCAAGCTATAAGCTAATGAGCCCAGGTATCAACGAAAACGTTAAATTAGTAGACGTAACTTTTGACACTTTAAGACAAGACGGTACAGGTGGTAACGTTATTAGGTTCTATTTTCAAGACGAGGAAGGAGCTAAATTTACACATACACAAATGGAAGTTACAAGTTTAGAAAGACTACAAGAGTCATCTAAAAATGCAGCCTCTGCAGGAAGAAGCTGGTCTTCTACTCCCGAACAATTACATGCAGACCTAATTAGAAACACAGGAGAGGTATTACACCACGTTTTATCTGCTTTTATTCCTAAAGAACGTGTAGCTATTGGTGGTAAATCGTGGGATGACTTAGGTAAGAATGTTATCGATCTTATTGGTAACTCCTATGAAGGACATAAATTCAAGATCAAGTGTGTATATGACAAGCAAGGTAAGTATTTACAATTTCCTTCTCGTCCAGTACAGCCGTTTTGTTTACCTCAAGACTCTTCACAACAGTTAGTTGTAGGATATAGAGACAACATTACGCCTGCACAGCCTACTAATGAAGCAGAAATTAGTTCAAACACTAACAACTCTACAGCAGGAGACAGCTGGTAATATTTAAATACTAATCAGACATTACAGGGGGCTTCGTGCCTCCTTTTTTGTCTCTAAACTATAGTAAATGTACAATTTAAACCCAGTAATAACGAAAGAATACATACTGAAGCATTTAGACCAAGCACAGATACTAGAGTATTATTTAGGGGTTAAAGTTGATGTTAACACAAAAGTAAAGTCACCTCTGCGAAAAGATAATAATCCTTCTTGTTCATTTAAAATGATCAACGGGACTATTTACTTTAAAGATTGGGCACAAGGTTTTTCCGGCGATTGGATTAGAATCATACAATATAAGTACGGAATTACGTACGCAAAAGCACTAGAAAAGTGTGCTATAGATTTTGGTCTTACTAACGGGAGTGTTAATGAAACAGTTGTTAAAATAGAATACAAACCAGAGAAGCTAGAACCAAAGGAGTCTAAAATAGAAATCAAAGTTAGACCTTGGGATCAGTATGACAGAGAATTCTGGTCTAAGTATGGAATTAACAAATCAATTCTAACTCTTTATAATGTATACCCTTGTGAGATTGTGTTTTATAACTCTAAGGTAGTCTATACAAGACGTAAAAATGATATTGCATATGCGTATAGATTTGGTCCTGGTAAATATAAGATTTACATGCCTCAACGTAATGCATTTAGATGGCTATCTAATTATAATAGCTGGCAAGGTCTAGAACAACTACCTCAATTTGGTGATCACATTGTAATTACAAAGTCTATGAAAGATGTTATGGCACTAAGACAACTTGGTGTTGTATCTGCAGCTCCCGCCTCAGAAGCAGTTATACCTGAAGATAGTATAATGACAGAACTTTCTAGACGCTTTACAAATATTTACTCTTTTATGGATTTTGATTTAACCGGTGTTAAGATGGCTAATACTTTACTTAAGAGGTATAATATACAGCCTCTGTTTTTAACTGACGGTAGGTTTGGTACCAAAGATTATGGTGCTAAGGATATATCAGATTATATAGAAGTTAACGGTACTACAGAAACATTAAAATTAATTAATCAGTGCAAATATGATAGAAGCAATCGGTTGGCTAGCAATAGCTATAGTAGTAATGATAGTAAGTAAGGAAATAGCAAAGAAAATATTTCCAGAAGATTGGGACAATAATCCATTTGAATAAAAGCTAAAAATATGATAACATCAATAGAGATACCACAGTTCATCAAGAAAGTGATGGTAGCTAAAGCGCGTAGAATTAAATACTATAAAAAAGGTGGTAAAATACCTAAAAAGTACGCTAATAATAAATTTGACAAAAAAGGACGCATGATTGATAGTGAAGGTAACCATGTAGTTGCTAACCCTAGAACTATAGGTACAGCTAGATATCTTACAATAAACGGTCAACAGCTGTATAATGCTCGTATGAGCCCTCATATGAGGAGTAAAATAGTAAATGCAGTAAAAGATAGTTACATGCCCCATGTTAAAGATGTGAAGCCTATCAAAAAACTGCCAGTAACTATATCATTAGATTTCTATGACACAACTAGACAAGCTAATTGGGATTTAGATAATCAATGGTTGTATGGCAAGTGTTTTCAAGATTTAATAGTAAAGTTAGGTATAATACCTGATGACGATATTAAATATATAACTCAAGCTAGTGCTCCGCGTTTCTTTCCTGTTGATACAGAAGAAGAAAGAAAGTTGATATTTCATATAAAAACAGAAACTCGTGTAGAAATACTAAAACATAAATTTTATGATACATTTTACAGGAAAGGTAAGTAATGGTAGAATAGTACCAGACGATCCTATTATGGTTAACGATGATCTTAATAAACTACATGATAAAGATGTAGAAGTTACGATCAAAAAGACCAAAACAAGAAGCAATCCACAGAACAGATATTACTGGGGTGTTGTAGTTTATCTTATTAAAGAACGCTTTAAAGAGTTAGGCTATACACGTACAGATATCCAACAAGAACATGTAAGTAGTCCTATAACTAGAGACGATGTACATACTTTTCTTAGAGAGAACTTTCTAAGAGATGATTGGATTGTGAGAGATACCGGTGTAGTAATCGGAACTGTAGCAAAATCAACCACGGAGTTATCTACGGATGAGTTTGTTATATACTTAGAAAATGTGAGAAATTGGGCAGCAGAAACTCTAGACATAGATATACCTGATCCAAATACTCCTATTAACACAAATATAGAAATCAAATAAATCAATAATCATGGGAAGAATGAAAGAGTATTATCTTAATAACATAGACTGGGAACATGAGCACATAAATCAACCACCAATGGAAGAACCATTGTATTGTAGTGATCAAATACCACACATAGCATGTCCTAACTGTTTTAAAGGGCGTATAAACATGAACTACACTACTAAAGAAGGTGAATGTGAAAGTTGTGGGCAAGAGTTTGTATTAGTAGGAAATAACACAGTTAGATATAAATAAAACAATAAAGAATGAAAATAGTAAGCAACGCAGACATACAACATGTCGGTACCGTATCAGAGTCAATAGATTTTGGTATAGACAGTAGTAATATTGGTATATTGTTTAGGGGTTTCTCTGATACTTTATATTCTAATAAGATAGGATCTATAGTTAGAGAAGTAACTTCTAACTGTTTCGATTCTCACAGAGAAGCTAACATCAAAGATGATGTAGTTATATTATTATCAAAAGCGGACCCTCTCACAGGTAAATCAGGTAAAATCTGTTTTAAAGATGTAGGTGTAGGATTAAGTCCTGACAGAATCAAAAACATTTATTCTAAGTATTTTTCTTCTACAAAAAGAGGATCTAACAACGAAATAGGTGGTTTTGGTATAGGTGCAAAGAGTCCTTTGGCTTATACAGACGCTTTTGAGGTAAAAACTATTTATGATAAAGTAGAATATCATTATATAGTACATAGAGGTGAACAAGTTCCTAGAATAGAACTTTTAACAAGACATAATACAGATACTAGAAATGGTACAGAGGTTATATTACCTGTAAGAACAGGAGACGAAGATAAGTTTATTACAGAGTGTAAAAGACAACTGCGTTTCTTTGATAATATTTCTTACAGAGGTATGGGTATAAACAATAACTACAAAGTTATGTCTGGTAACAGCTGGATAGCAACTGGTAGTACTGGTTATACAGACTTTAAGCTTTCTATTTGTTTAGGTGGTGTAAGTTATCCTCTTGATGCAAATCAAGTAGGTCTTGGTAGATATGGAGAAGACATAGATTATTTAGATACATACTCACAAACTACAGTAGCACTGAAATTTGAAGTAGGTGATATTGATGTTACTATGTCTAGAGAGGCTATAGAATATAACGACAGAACTATACTAGCAATTAAAACAAAATATAGAGAAGCTAGAGAAGAACTAAGAGAGCTTTATTATAAATCATGGAAAGAGGAAACTGATTTTAAACGTTACATAGATTTATGTGAAGAAAGCAGAGGAACTCCTACTATACCGGTTACAAAAGAAGAAAGCATTAGCATAGACTTTTGTATACCTGGATCAGATAGACCAGAGTTTGCTCCTTGGGGTATGTCTGTTACACCTACTGATATTGATTTTATATTTAAAGGCTATTCTGTTAATGATGGTAAGCGAAATACTAAGAAATATAGTAATAGCGCTTCTCATCACTTTGCTAGAAAACCTATCACAGCTTTCTTTAGAAAGAGAGGTAAGTTAAGTAGTATAAAGAATGAGTATATAGAACAAGCTCTTGTAGGAACTAATAGCTTTGTTTGTTTAGAGTTATCTGATGACGATACATGGAAAAACACTTTGCAGGAAAGCAAAGTAATAATGCTAGAGAAGTTAAAACCTTTGTTATTGCGCTATATTATAGACAATACACAAAGCTATGATGATCTTGTAGTCCCTGATACGTTTAAACCTTCTGTTAAAGCAATAGCTAAAACTAAACCTCCTAGAGATTTGGTATGTGCTAGACAGCTGAAATGGTACAACGACTATGACAGAAAACTTGATTATGTTAGATTTTATAAAACAGAAGTGTATTACAAAGATCTAACTAAGCTAGTTAACCAAGGTGTAAGTATTGTTTATGCATCTTCAGAAGAAGAAGAGCAGCTAAAACGACTGGGTCTTGTTTTGTATAACAGTAAGTTTAATACAGGCAAAAACAGATTAGGTAAAGCTACTTATGGACCTCTTTATAATATTTCTAGAATACAAGTGCATAAAATTGCTAAGTCTCACTTAAAGTGGTATAAGCAAATAGGTGCTCTGACTATTAAAGAATTTTTAGTAAAGAACTATAACTATTTTATGTGCACTAAGTCCATAGAGTATTTACATGGTCTTGTAAACAGGCATCCTGTTTTATTAGGAGAAGGATCTAATGTGTCTCCTATTTCTAGAAAGTATCGTACTGATTTTGCAACTATTATTACAGATGTAAATACCCAAAACAGAACTGATCAACGTGTAGAAAACGTGACAAGTCTGTTTAATCATTACAATATAGTTATGGCTGATACTAATGCTACTGCTTATGGTAAACAAGGAGGTTATTATATGAACGGTTTGTTAGAGTTTCTTAAGGAACAAGCAGACGAGTTGGTGTTCTTAGAAAAATATTTCTTGACTCAGAATACAACACGAGACGACAAAGCGGAAAATATTATTAAAAATATTATTCCACAATTTTATTCAAAAAACAATTTTAAAATTAAAAACTATTTCAATGAATCAAGTATTTGCAATTAGAAGTAACAGAGATGTTACAGCACTAGTAAATGGTAGTAGCTTTTACAAAACAGCTAACACTAAAGAAGAAGCACAAACACTGTACGAACAAGTTAAAACTGTAGCTTTAAATCCCAAAGATCTTTTGGTAAAAGAGCTAATAGAAAAGTTTGATCCAGTTTCTAGAGTGTATAACAACCAAGATCTTGTTAAAGACAGTCTTGGTAATTGGTATTTAAAGGGCTTCAGCGAGCCCTTACCTACCAAACTGTTGACAAAGATGAAATCATTCTTAGATGCAGGTCATCCTATAACTCCATTAGTTAATTTTTGGAAGCTATTAATGTTAAACCCAGCGGAACATGTCAAACGTGATCTTTACAATTTTATGGATCAATATGATTTTCCTATTACGGACTCCGGTTATTTTATTGCCTATAAATCTGTGAAGAAAACAAAGAAAACATACAAAGCTGTAAATATGTGGGTACCTAAAGAGTACATACAAATGAAAGCCTCTGGAGAAGATCCAAAAGACTACACTGTAATGGATGTAGACGGTGAATTTTCTATTGTTAAAACAGAAATTGTAGCAGATAAAAACGGTAATTTTATTGCACCTCAGCATGTTGCTGGTAATCTAGATGAAATGTTTAATAGCATGAATGATCTAGGAGGTGATGTAGATGCGCCAGAGTTTACTGATTGGCATGGTGGTAGTACACAAATCCGTTTAGGATCTCCTGTATCTATGCCTAGAAGCTCTTGCGACAGCAACCCAGACAATACATGTTCAAGTGGTTTGCATGTAGGTGCTCCTGGGTATGTCAAAGGATTTGGCGGTGGTGATAATGTTTTCTTAGCTACTTTAGTAAATCCTATGAATATTGTAGCAGTTCCTGCTGATTATTCTTATCAAAAAATGAGATGTTGTGAGTATTACGCATATGGTATTGTAGACTTAAACAATGACATGGCAATTACAACGCCTTATTTCGAGCATGATTATAAAACATGGGAGACAGAATCGTTAGAAGAACAACTAGCAGAAATAGGACAGTATAGCACTTCTGCTCAATTGGCAGAAAAAGCTAATATCGTACAAGAAAGACTTGTAATGGTAGCATAATTTAGAAGAGGGGTCAATCGTAGTAATACGTGCAGGGTTACCGAGTCCCAACCCCTCTTTTTATTAAAATTTACAGTATGAAAATTATATTATTAATATTTAGTGTTATTTGGATTTTTATAGGCTTTAATGTTTTAAATGTAGATGTTTACGATGAGAAGGGAAATCTTATAAAAGACACACCTCAATTTAGAAGAAAATCACAAGGGAGAAGCCCTAGACAAATGATTAGTAATTATAAGATTTTTGGCATATCAATTATAACAGGTTCTATAATTTCTACTGTTTATTTATTATATAAAATATTTATTTAATTATGACAATAAAAGAAGAACACACAAGACTTATATGCAAGGCATTAAATAGAACCTACGGACATAGAGAAGAAGCAGCAAAACTTTTAGGAATTACAGCTAGAACTTTATACAGATATTTAAGAGATTATTCTATAATCAAAGTAAAAGGAAAATATATAGAAAATGATAAAAACGCAGAAAACAAAGACCCTGGTAACAAAACCAAACAATAACAGCGCAAATTGCATAGCCCCTAATCTTATTTATGGATGTTTTGGTGGTTGTGTTAACACTTATTGTTATATGTCACGTTACAATGGCACTAGAGTGTTTGTCAACACTAATGTTGATGAAATCTTTCAATCAGTTGTTGAATGGGAGAAGACTTACAATAAAGTGCCTGACCAACAGGATCCTGTATACACAATGGTAGACATTGCATGCAATACAGACTTGGTACTTATGCAGAAACATGTAAAAAAAACTGGAATTTCTTTACACGATTACTTGCTTATGTATGATAAACACGAAAATCTTAACACAACGATGGCTACTAAGTATCCAGGACTACTAACAACAGACGTAAATTCTTTCAAAAAACGCCCTCGTATACGTGTTTCTCTTATGCCGCAGGTATATTCTACCGTCTTAGAGCCTAATATGCAGGATATTTACTCTCGTATTGAA